TGAAGTCACCATCCCACTCTCCGTCAGAGTTCTTCTTGGCATCCAATCCTAATTCAACCGCATGTTCCCAACTCCATTTCTTTTCAGTGATGATAAAGACAGGTAAGTGTCCCTTCTTTTGAGCATCAGCTGCCGCTAATATCATCGCAGTTGTTTTAGAACTATTACTATGTCCTAAGAACATATTAATACCTCCCATAACAGGACCTGGTAATCCACTAGCACTAAGGAAAGCATCCCCACAAAAGTAGTAGCTAGTGTCTTTATATTTCGTTTTAGTTGAGAACTTATCTTTAAATCCTCCACTTTCTTTTTTCTTAATTCCCGCCATTTTCTATTCTTTTAATGTTTGGTAATCTACTTTCTTTTAGTGTAATATAGAATGAATCATCTTCTTCATATATCACACCAATCTCTTCTCTGTGGAATGTTACTAAAGTAAAATATGTTTCTCCTTCCTCATTTTCTTCTTTCAACATACCGAATAAAATTGTATCACCAATTTGTTTACCTCTACCTGAAAAGTAATTCTTGTTTTCTAATTGACTCAATAACTCATAAGACAATACTCTATTGTCTTTAAGTTGTAATTCAATTTCTTCTTTAAATGTCATATAAAAAAATTAAGGGTGGGAGTTTATTCCCACCCGTTATAAATTAGAATGGTAAATCACCATCTGGATCTTCGTCAGCCTGTGTGTCGATGATAGTTGCTTTTGAACCTCCGATTGATGTTGTAGCTTCTTCGTCGTTACCATAAACGTAACCACCTTTGTCACTATCCCAACGTGGAACTTCACCTCTTGCAATTGCCTCAAGATACTCAACAGGTTTTTTAGAATAAACATCTAACCAAGTTAATTCATCATTAACCCAAGCCTTAGCTTGTTCTGCTTCCTCATGAACAGGAGTTGGATCATCATACATAATAGTTTGTACTGTTGTATAATCCTTACCGTTACCTGTTTTAGATTTTGATAATTCAATAATCAAATCACGACCTTTTTCAGGATCAGTGATATCACCCTTGTTTCTCCAAATAGGTATGATTTTATCTAAAATACCTTCGTTCTTATAATTGTGTTTGAATCTCCAAAACTTTGGACCATCTTCTTCACGGTCTCTATCGATTAATTTAACAATATAGAATTTACGTGATCTGTATTGTTTAGCCAATTCTTTGTCTGACTCTTTACCTGTAGAAATCAACTCTTCATAAACCTCATTTAAAGGTGAACGTTCGTTGTCATTTTTTCCTGGATCGTAGAATTTCTGCCATTTACCACCAACTTGAATTTCGTGGTACCACGCCTCTTTGAATGGTGATGAACCATCTGGTGTTGGTAAAATTCTGATCTTTCTTGATCCTGTTTTTTCTTTGTCCTCTAAGATAAGAGCGAAGTATTTCTTCATTCTTTCGTCTTGAGACATTTTAGATTGGGAACCCCCTGAAGCTTGCTTCGATTTTTCGTACTGTGCCAATACGGCGTCTAATGAACTCATGTTTTTTGATTTAAGTTTTATAAATTAATATACAATAAATATAATCAAACATTGGTCATCTGTCAAATAAAAAAAGGGACTACTATTGTAATCCCTTTAATTAATTATTTTTTTCTTAGTTATCTACTACTGTAGTTTTGATTATCGTTTGTTTTTGAAGGTTGGAATGTTCCTTTGATTTCACTAGCATTAATATCAGTTACTTCATCTGGTGTCAAAATATATTCTTTTTTACCTGTAAGTTCCATCTCTTTTTCTTTATCTTCGAAGAAGTCTGAAAGTTTTTGATTGAACGGGTAAGAATCATAGCTTCTTAATTCTAATCTTTCTTCAGGACTTTTAGTTCTATATTTCTCTATCTTAGATTCAATAGAATTCAATCTAGACATAATACTATCCATTTCAGATAATTTAGATTCTAAATTTGAAAGTTGTCCAAAAAGGTTTTCGAAATAATCGTCTTGTTTAGTTTCAATATTTTTTTGTGATTTTACTAAATCTGTGATTTCAAGTTCCTCAGTTCCGTCACCTTCTTCGCTATCTCCCTTATCGTCAATTTTTTCGACATCAGGATCAGTTGCAACATCTATTTTCTCTGCAGGTGCATCCACTGGAGGTGTCGCTGCTGCAGGATCTTCAGGTACTGCTGGTACATCAGGTAAAGCCGCAGGATCTTCAGGTACTGCTGGCGCTGCCGCAGCATCTTGTTCCATAATGTATTTGTTCACTTTATTGAACTTCTCAATCTCTGCAATAATTTTTTTATCTAAATTCATTTTGTTACCCATTTAATAATTGTTTAAACCCTTGACGAGTCTCAACTTTAACTTTTTTATTTATTGTCATAGTATTTTCTACTCTTTCAATAAGACCATCTTTCATACGTACTGTGTAACAATCACCTGTATCTAAATCACAAACCTGTTTTGATCCGTCACCATTATCCATTTCAGAATACCTAGTCGATTTACCAAGATAATTGTTTAAGGCTGTTTTAATATCCATGTTATTTTTATTTATAAATATATTGCTATTGTTAAATTATCCCTTGAACAACATATGTAGTATATTGTTGTAATTTAGTATTATCAATACCACCATTCTGAAGATACGCTTGTGCTGTTGTTTCTAACTTGACTGTATACGCACCTGGATCGCATCCACCAATAGTATCCACAATATCAAATGAGATACTTTGTTTATTTTGTGATATTTCACCGGAGGTAATACCATTAGCGGTACTTCCAACACATTTGGAATCATACTTACCTGTGAATATTTTCCAAATTCCTGCATCAGGTTTTACCGTAAATGTTACTTTTGTTATTTTACCAGTCGCATCCTTATCAGTTGTTGTGTTGAAAATGTTCTCTCTCGGTTGGAATGTATTTGGTAAACAATCTTTTCCATTAATTCGTATGTTAGACCCTCCATTCGGATAACAAATTGCACATGGATTAGCGTTTATCTGTTCATAATCCGCCCTATTCACCACATCTCCAGGTAATAAATTTCTCGTTGGGCAATCATATTTCATTACTCTGAATGTATTCGAGTATTGGTATTCAGGATATTCAATCACTTGAACTTTAAATCCTATCGAACTATTTGTTTGATCAGCGGCTATATCACATTCCCTTCTGAAAGATTTGGATGTTGTAAATTTGTATCCATTATTTTCCCCAAAAGATTTTGGTATTAATTCTGTTTCACCTATAACAGTTTCAGACCCTGATCCTTCAAAAGAAATTAAATATACTTTCAATTTGTAAGACTTGGATAATGGTGACGCTCCAATATTTCCCGTAATCGTTAACAATCCATTTGGCGACGTTAATGCAATTAATGAATACCCTTGAGATACTAATGATCCTGTTGCCTGTTTAGCATTACTCAATATTGTTCTATCATCAGCATTAGGTGTTATAGCTTGTTGTATCTGAGTTCGAAGTGCTTCAAGCTTTTTAAGTTCTTCTTCTGTAGCAAGTGGGGTTGGAGTAGAAGGTGTACTATTAACAGCAAGGTTGATATTCAACTGAGGAGCTAACGCCCTAATTTCTAAAACCGCCTTATCGAATTTTGCTCTTACTTCCTTACCTTGATTCTTTTCAAAATCAGCCTGTTCTTTTGCATTCTTATTTTTTGGCCAAGCCGCTTTGAAATAATTGTACAAGGCATCTGCAGTTGGTAATATTGTACCTGGATAAAACTCGTTGATTTGAGTAAAATTTTCAGACAATGTATCGAACATAACTTGGCTAAATTTAGATATTGATCCGAAGTTAGCATATGGTTTAGGTTTCGACCCTCTGTCTGTACCAATATTAACACAACAATATGTTTTCAAGAAATTATTTGTACCGCTTTGTCCCCAAGATTTTGAACTCAAATCTATATTACCATAGTTGTTATTATATCCCTGAATCATACTATTTTCATATGACATAACATATGCAAAGGCAAAAACAGAGAAGGATAATATCTTTTGTTGGTTATCAGGTCTACTTTGTGGCCTATTGTTATAGATGTTAGTAAATAAATCTAATGTAGTAGTTTTAGTTTCGGTTGCAGTTATAGCCTCGAACCCTTTCTCATATTTCGGATTTAAACTTGCCGCACATGAATTTGGTGCCGCGTTTGATTTTTTACTTGTCTCATTTGTCGCTGCGGTCGTTGGAGCTGTTTGAGTGATTTTTAATCTTTCCTCTAATTTTTGTAATAAATTTTGATTGAGACTAATTAAATAATTATTGATTCTAGGTGCCGCAAAAATTCTTTGTCTAGTTCCAACAAACGATGTTTGGAAAACTCCTGGTGATATTGTATGGTTAACCTCAGTTATCAAATAAGACCCGTTGAACATTGGTACATGATTCAAACAAAAATACATCATAGGTTGTATTAATGCGTTTCCGAGAGCAACAACATTTGCCTGATAACTTCTTTCGTTATAAATGTTTAATAAAGAAACGTTTTGAGATGTAACTCTCTTTCCTGTTGCTTGGTTACCTAATTGATTTGTCGCAATTAAACTTTCACTTGTTGCCTTACCTAAATCTTGTGATATACTAAAGTTATAAAACACTCCTTGGTTTCTTACTCCCATGTCTACGTTGAACGCAACACATCTATTGGATAGAGACCAGTCAGTTTTATTAGTTTGATCTTCCAATAGTGGGTGATCGGTTAAACTTTTACATGCAAACGAATCACTCTTATATCTATAGTCTTTATTACCAGCTCCATTAGCATATACTGAAGGTTTTTCCGAATAGAAACAAACCATTTTCGGTGATGATCTTCTATAATCAACACTCAAGAAGGTTCCCCATATACTGTTGGCAAAATCTACGCTTGCTTCTGTTTTAGGTGTGTTTGTACCATCAGGTGTTTGAACACCGTAAAAGTTAACATATGAAGGTAAAGGCATCACACTGAAGTGGTTTTCAACAAGAATACCAGAAATCAAAGTAAACACACTTGCACCCACATTTAGGTTTCTCAATTTGTCCTTCAGAACAAAAGGATCGACTAAAATCTTATCACCAACGTTCCTCGAAGCTCTATCAATAAATAAAAAGTCTTGTAATAATGTTTCCTCACTATATGTGTTACCCGCAATCCACTTGTCGTTTATCGCCTTGAACATTTCCCAATACTGAACTTTAACAATTTCACCATCAATAGCAGATTTTATTCCACCTTCAGGTACACTTGAAATGTTTGGTAACTCTTTTTGTAAGTAAGTCATCAAATTATTAAAAATATTCTTT